TCATGATGCAAGTTGTTTGACTTTACGTGGTTTACGTGATTTAATTTTCTTTCCGTTCATTATTATGTCAACCCCTGCATCATTCATAGCCTGCTGGAATTCCGCAACCTCTTGATTGAAGTCTGTACCGGCTTCTGGAATGGCGTCCGGTTGTACGTCTGCGTTCGCCGTGTCTTCCTCAAACGGAAGTTCCTGTTGTACAATTCGCCATTTTTTGTTGAACAGATACTCTTTGACTTCGAACTCACAGGATTGGATTTCCTGCTCCAGCTCGAAGGCATTGATATACGATTCATTCTCATTATTGAACATGGTGAACGGAGCGCATAGGTTCAGAACTTTTCCTGTTTTGAGAAAACGTTTGGCTATCAGAGTAACCCCTTCATTATCTCCATCTCCGCCAATGGAATACCCTGTAACGTCAAGCACCTGTCCTATGATATCAGGCACTTCATCTACTGATTCTATACCGTCCACTTCTTTCTGTTCTGTAAGCAAAGCGGCGTGGGGATTCAGCTTGCTGAACGCATTGATAAGGTCTGATGTTACCAGGTTCTTGCCTTCTACGGTGGTTGTACCATTCTCATCCTTGTAGGTGGCCACCAAGGTACTGTCCTTGGTGATTTTAGCTTTTATGATCTTCATTATCTTCTATATTTATATTCGTTGACAAATTCGTTATAATAACGGTCTTCCGGAAGGGGAAGTGTTATTCCCAGTTCCGTGGCTGCATCTGCTTTGACCTTATTCAAAAAGTCCGTCATCTGAACGGTGTTCAGCTCCGATGTGCCTCTGACTATTTCTTCCTCTATTCCTTGGAAATAGGCGGTTTCGCTCAGAAACTTACGGCAGTAGTGTTTATGGACTACATTTTTCTCTGTTCCTGTTTCCTGCTCGATGCAGGTAAACCAAAGCCACATCAGGGCGTTTTGACTTAATGTGCGCGGCTCTGTGTAACGTTCGATAATTAACCTGTAACGACCGTTACGGAGCTGCGAGCACATGAAATCAAAGGACTTGTTCAGTGTTACCACACCTTTTTCTTTTATAAGGATAGCTTCTTGTGCCATTATTCCAGTCCGAAAATCTTCTTGTCCGTGATAGATTCTCTATTAGCTTCCAAAAACTCTATGAAATGTTCTACGTGTGCCGTGAGCAGTTTCACTGTCTGTTCGTGATTGTAAGTATAATATTCCGGATATTGCGTACCACTGATAAGCGGTGTGCGGCTGGTACCGCCTTTCAGCGCATAAGCCGTAAACTCAAATGCCTTTATGTTTTCCATCTGACCGGAAGCAATTAGGCAATAAGGGTAGACATGGCGCTGCCACCCGTGGGCGTATTTGCCGAACTCGTATTTAGATGTGGATTTTATGTCATAAACAACATCCTTTCGGAGTTCGTCGATAAATCCGTATAACTCCACATTTCCGTACTGGGTAGGAAGAATGGCGGATACATAGACCTGACTTAATGAGCCTTTGAAATACTCTGCCTGTTCTATACACCATTGTCTGTCGAAAAGGAAATGCCGTGCAGGTGCGATATCCGTTGCTGGAAAAGCTACTTGTATGGTATTGGTTTCCTTATCGCCAATGATGGAGTAGGGGGAACGCTCTGTCGGCACGTGATTTTCGCAATGGACATAGCAGTCAATGATAGCATTGAAGGCTGTTCCCTTGTCGGCTGCTTCACTCTCAAACGGTACACGGTTGATAGCATCCAGAAGGTCTTGCTTCAGGCTCTCTTCGATTTCTTCCGGAGAGCGTTTATACTCTCCGGTTTCATTATCAATGTTCCAGAAGTTTTCCACTTCTTCATCAGCTCTCAGATACTTGTCGAATTTGTCAAGTAATGAGGGATAGATTTTATAACTAGGCTGCTTCATATATTTTTTTGACTTTATCGAATTTCAACCCTAATTCCTTGCATCTTTTATTCAGTAGCATACCTGCTTGTAATTTGCTGTCGAAGATATGCTGCAGGCTCTCCAGTGATTGTTTCACTTCGTTGGCCGTGTCCGCATCCGCTACCATGGCTATCTGTTCCTTGATAACTTCCATAAGACCTTCATATTCGGAGGACAGTTCTGCCTGTTTTTCCTGATAGGTCTGATAAGTGTTTACAATCTTTGTCATAAAGTCGTTCGGTCCGGTGATTGTACCTTCTGCATTAATGATAACTGGTATCTTTATGCGTGCCGGAAGATTGCAGGTATTCTTACCGTAGAATTTCTCGCACGGATCAAAAGAGATGGTTCTGTCCTTACCTATGGCTTCCATATAGCCTACAAGATCAAGCTCTTTAATCAGGTCACCGGCAGAAGAACCTCCGATTTCCGGGCGTATCTGTTTGTCCTCTCCGTTCTTTTCCTCGCGTTCATGGGCTACGAATATTACTGATTTACCCATTAGTGTGACTTGGTTTACGAAGTTGATGAACATATTCTTTCGTACTCCATATCCTTGCAGGGACAGTGTGCCATCCGCTTTCTTCATTTTGGGATTGTTTTTCATTATATATTTATCCATGAAGGATAACATTTTTCCTGCCGTATCAATAACGATGGTCTTGTATTCGGCAATTTCTCCGCTCGTAAGAACTTCATCCACCTCTTCCCATTTGGAAATTTGTACGGTGTCTACACGGTGGGCTGCATTCACACGGTGAACGCCACCGTCAAAGTCCAGGAGTAGTGGCTGGGGAGAGCTTAACGCCAGTGTGGTGTTGTGAGTTACTATATAATCGTCAGTGACATACAATTCATCCTCATTAGATACCTTAATGCAGACACATTCACAATCTTCTACACGGGTCACATCTACTATATATCTAGATATAGTAGTTTTACTCCATTCAGAAGCTTTTCTTTCAAGACTGAAAGGGCATTCTTTGATTTTCACGCTAACACGGTATTCGTCCCCCTTATCTTCTCTTTCGTATACATGTACACTAGCTATACCACCTAAAGAGTTAACAAGCTCCACCACATCATAAGCAAGATTCTTACTTGCAGTAGAGAAACAAACTCTATTTTTTATTGCACATCCATCTGTGTCCATAAGGCCGCGAAGCAAAGATATACGTTGTTGATGGCTTCCTAATTTGTAACAATCAGGGATAAATTTCTCAGTAGAATGGACGTTCAATCCTAACCGCTTTATTCTCTGAATATATCCTTCCCCATTGCCTGAAAGAATTATGCCGTATTGAGGGCATTGCGGTGCATCATTCTTACTCAAGGCATAGCCGTTCGGAAGCAGTCGTTCTACGTTGCTAGCTATTTGTGAATCTACATCAGGATTTGAGAATATTGCTACATTCCCCGTCAGAGAACCATCGCCGATTAAAACCCCAAGAATATACGGGTCAACATCATAGCTCTTTTCAGTATATTCCATAGCATCTACTACCGGAATCTCAAAGCGCGGGATAGGTTTTCTTGTAGAAAGCTGTCTTGATGGAGACAAGGGGCAAGAGATACCCTTCGACATCATCTCTTTAAGGGTCATGTTTCTAAATCCTGCTTTACGGCTATTGCCAGTACTTGAACGAACATTCCATATATGTTCTTCATCGCAATAAGTTATGGCTCCGTCATTTGTCATGACTCTGTACACAGGTCTTACTCCTTGAGGATAAACACCCAATACTTTCTGTTCTTTACCGTCACATCCCATCAGGGTGTCTCCTACAGATATATCGGATAACTTCTTATATCCTTCCGGTGTCAGAACGCTGCAATACAAAGGTTGAGCCTTTCCCATACCAGGTTGTCCGTAGATTAATGCCGACAGGGCATTCTTAACTGTCAGTTCGTTAGGTTTTTTGATAAGTCCCATAATCAATAATTTTTAGTGGTTAATAAATGAGTTAAAAAAAATAGTTCCCGGATAGTCGGCCAGGACACACCGGGATAAATAAGGATATAGAATATAACATATAAAGAGGGCTCTCACCTCACGCTGTCCTTTCCAGCGGCTTTGGGTTAAATTATTATCTAACAAATTGCTCTCTGCTTCACTGCCTTGAAGTCTCTAACATGGCTACGTTTATAAGGGTGTACGGCTCCCTCTCTTTGGGTGTGGGTAATACAGGATTCGAACCTGTATCTGTATTCCTCCTGAAAACAATCACAAACCGTCTGAACGTAAAGAAAAAAGTGAATACCGCTTTTCCATTAAGCTAATTACCCGTGTGGCTTATGCCACTTTCTTTTTTAATTTTCTAGGCTTCCTTGGCATTTTGACCTGTGCATAACGCAGGACATCACTGGCATTGCAGAACCATTTCCCGTTTTGTGCGCATGTAGGCTTGTCGGAACGTATTTTGTTTTCTTCGATCAGTCTGATAAGCCTTCCTATGCCTCCAACTATTTTGGCCGCTTCTCTTTTACCGAATGTATGGGTGTCCATGATGGCTAGGATGTCTGCTAGCCGTGCTTCTGCCGTTCCATCAAATAAGATGGATGTCCGTAGTTGGTTGTTAACTGTATAGTTCATAATCTGAATCTGTTTTTGTTCGTCTTGTTCTTGATACTTGGGTGGTTCTTGTCTTTGCTCTGCTGCATTGTCTCATGTCGGGATGAAAATCCAATGCGGCAATGACAAGGAACAGGATGGAGAAGAATAGCTCAAGCCCGTGTTTACGTATCTCTTTTATATCGAAGTTGATCTTCATGCGCTCACAGAACATGTATAATACAAGCTCGGTATCTTTGGAAATACCCAGCTTTTTGTATATATCCCGCTTCTGTGCTTTGATGGTCCATTCCGAGCGTTGCAGACTGTCGGCTACTTCCTTGTCGGCCAAACCCTTGCAATATTGTTCGGCGACAAGATGCTCGCGCTCTGATAGCGTAATCATGACACACGCTGGATTTTGAACTCTCCGCGCTTGCGGTCAACCTCTCCTGTTCGTTTCCAATCGGCATTTTCTACACACATCTCCAATCTTAGTCTGGAAATGGTTGTGTTGACGGAAGATATCGCACGCACAGGGAACACAACGATATCACCTACCTTCATCGCTCTCAATGTGGCCGCCCAATTTTCTGTTACTTTTACCATATTACTTCAATTTAGCGAGTTTAACAATGTTGTCTAGAGCATTAATGCTGTTTTCGTGTCGTGCCTGTAGGCGGGTGAACGAATCGAACCACATGTCGCTCTGTTCCTTGACTTCTTTAAGGTCTTGTTCCAGTTCTTGCACACGTCTTACAAGGTCTTCGTGTGTCATGCTTTGTAATTCTTCTACTGTTGTCATTGCTTTATTTTTTTTGATTTTCAATATTGTCAAGTTCGTTGCTTATCACTAATGATGTTACCGCGAAGGCGGTGGATGCTATCCAGAACCATACGCCCATATCGTACATGGTAATAAGGAGTATCGCGTATGATACTGCGCATAATATTGATATTGCTTTCATTTGATTGTGTATTAGTTTTGTTCCCCCAAACCAATCCGATTGGCGGCATCACGCTTTTATTGGGGGATTTACTTAACTTTGTGGTGTCAAACAAAAAATTAAGTATTATGAACAAGTTTGTTGAAATCACCGTGGATGGTGAAAAGTGCATCATCAATGCAAGTGCAGTTCAGCTTGTAAAGCCTACCGATGAAGGTACATTGATTTTATTTCAAAATGGAGCTAAAATCCATACGGAATTTAGCTTTCAGGAGCTGTCAAATATTCTTCTGAACTAAAATTTCTTTCTTGTATATCGGGATAGTGAACAACTTTATGACAACGGTTTTGTTGATTATCCCGGTATCATCTTTTCCTATAAATCCATAGGGTATAGGACGTATTTTTACTATTTTTTCAATTATTGCTTTCATTGTCATAAGTAGATATTATTAGTTTGTGCCCCGATAACCTCTCTCTGGTCTTCCCACCGGAGTTGTCAGCTACTGTTCTTCACTGCATAACCGTTCGGGGCATGATCGCTCTTTTTATTTTACCCTTACACGCTTGGCGCCCTTTGCCGCTTGTTCACTCAGGAATATTGCGTATTGCATTGTACCTTTCTCAGTACGCAAACGGCAGCTTTCAGTTACCTCCGGGACTGCACCCGTAACCCTACTCAAATCTGCTTCTGATGTCACCAGTTCCGAGTCTTTCGGGATGTGTTGTTGCGGAGTGTCGCTTCTCCTGTTTGTTATGGTCAAACTCCATTTAGTAGCGGTAATCCCATCAAAAGGTAGGCTCACTGGCCGTTACCGCTTAATCTCCGCAGTACTGGGAACCTAAATATCCACGGCTGTTGGAGTTGTAGCAGTCTGACCATTCGGCTTTGAAAGTGACTTTTTCTGCTTTGACCGGAGTGAACACCTTGTTATTTCTTTCTTCCTGTTGTCTTGCCAGCTCTTCCTGCATTGTAACATTCAGTTTTGCCAGTTTCCATGTTGATTTCAGAACTTCACCGAAGGTCTTGCCTTGTTTCTTGCCTACATACTTGTAAGTTCTGTGGGCATCTCTCATAATCTGTCGTAAATCGAATCTTTTCATTGTCTTACCTCTTTTTAGTTAGTCAATATTTTTGCACTTCCGAACTATTTTTCGTTCCTTTGTGCTGTTGTTTATTGTTTGATGTTGCAAAGATACTAACATCACTGATATATCAATGATATTAGCCTATGAATATCACTGATATTAACTTTAATTATCATTATAGGCTTAATATATTAGTGATATGTACGATTTGAAAGGATTTAGACAGGCTTTTAATCTTACTCAAAAGCAATTGGCAGAGATTCTAAAATGTCAGCAGTCAAATATCTCTGGAATGGAAAAGACTATGAGAGACTTAGAACCGATACAGAAAAAAAGGCTGGAAGAAGCATACGGTTCTGAGTCCGTGGCTAAATTTGTTGTATCTTCTTTTTTGGAAAGTACGATAAATGATAGTCGAAACAAAGGGGATATGGGAGGCTACACCACATATCTTCTTCCCATGTCAGCTATGGGAGGAACGCTTACGGGGTTTGCGGCTCCAGGCGCAATGCTCCAAAATTGTGAGGCTATAATTTCACCCATTGAAGATGTAGACTTTGCCATTACAGTATATGGAGATAGTATGGCACCTGAATACCCCTCAGGTTCCCGTATTTTGATAAAGAAGATAAACCCCAATATCTTTATAGACTGGGGTAAAACATACGTTTTGGACACTGCAAATGGGGTTATAGTAAAGGAACTTCATGAGTGCAAGGGTAAGGAAGGTTATGTGAAATGCCATTCGGTTAACCCGGACCCGAAATTCTCGGACTTTGACGTTCCTTTGTCAGAGGTGTACGGCGTGTATCGAGTACTTATGTGTATGTCGGCAAAATAAGAAAAATATGCTCAACTGGAAAAATCTGAACGGAAAGAAATATCTTCATTTTGTTCCGGATGAAGAATGCACATGTATATATGTAAATGTTCCTATACGCGCTATCTTATATGAAGGATATAAGACATGCTTGATTAGCTCAGGAGACTTCATCATTTTAAAGCCGATTGGTCAAAAATCTTTTTCACTAAAGTCTGAATATTCAGGCGTCTTGACTTATATGGCTAAAGAATGGGAGATGCATGGAGTGCTATTTTCTGATACTGAATCTGATTTATTGTATATTGATACGTCTGAATCTAGTATTATGGAGTATAAAAAATGGATTGATGAGTTGGAAAACAGGAGAGCAATAAATAAAATAAAAGAGAAGCTTCTTGCAAAGAAACGAAAGCAAGACTTAGAAAAGGCTGCACTGCAAGAGTTAATGGATGAGGGAGAAATCTTTCCGGAAGCAAATAAGCGACCTCCTATACCTAAAGAAGTCGTTGATGTAGTTTGGAGAAGGAATGGAGGAAAATGTGTTTATTGCGGTTCTACTGAAAACCTGCAGCTTGACCATATTATTCCCTTTTCCAAAGGTGGTGCGACTACAGTGGAGAATCTTCAATTATTATGTCAAAAATGTAATTTGCAAAAATCAAATAAAATAGGATAATGATGAAAGAATATATAGCTATATTTGAATATAATGGAGAAATACAGAATCTAGAATTTGTGTCTAATTCAAACTCTCAAGAAAAACTAAATTCTGAAGCAAGAATGTATGTAAATGACTATCTTCTAACAAAATATGGAACTGTTACATATCATTTTATAAGAGTTATTCCTAAATAAGAACCATTTTAAACACAATGTTTATATAAGCTAAAGATGAAAGTCAATATTAAAGTTAGAGATAATTATAAAAGCTATTGCTCCTTAATAGATGAAGAGAAAATTTTGTTAAATAACAAAATCGTTCTTGACGAAAAGAAAAATAGCAGACCGGATTATAAAGAAAAAAATACTCCTACTTATAGCGATGTCTTACCAAATGATATAATTTTTACCATACAACAAAAAGAAACTGAAGAAAAAGATTTTAAATTCATTTTACGCTGTGTTCCTTTTTGTGAAAGACCTTTTTTTAGATATGATTCTACGGGACCTTCTCATAGGAATTCCAATTTGCCTATTCCTATAGAGGAACAACAAGTTCCAACTCCTCATTTTCATCGGTTCGTAGCTGATGGAAAGGAGATAGCTTACAAGACAAAGGTGCTGTTGGATGAAAAGCAATCAAAAGTTTTGGAAGATATTTCTATGTGTGTTTTGCATTTTATGCAGGAGGCCAATATAAAATTTGAAAATTTTGATTTAATTTCGACCCCAGGTGTTCTTCCTTTTAAAATGGAAGAAAATATTGATCCTTTAGAAAATGTACAATTTGATATTGAATAATCATGGAAGATATAATAAAGATTATAATAGCGTCATTTAGTTCTTTGTGGAAAGTGAAAAAATATGGAAAGACCATAGAAATAATAACGCCTTTCTTTACCACAAATGATTGCTTTGTTTCTGTTTTTCTAACAGAAAGAGAGGGCTATTACATTATTACTGATGGTGGTTGGATTAGTGAAAATTACTATAATAATTTTTTCGATAGTGATGATGAGTCTTATTTAAGACTGTTCACTTATTATAAGGAACAATATTCTATACGTGAGACGGAATCAAACAATAAAATTTATTATTATAAAACTACAATGAAAAAAGAATTAGTACCAAATTTGGTTCTTGAGGTGTCTAATTTTATTTCAACCGTGGTAAGTTCTTCTTTTATAAAATTTCAAGATGATAAGGATAAGGATTTGCAAAAGAGATTCCGTACGCAGGTGAGTAACTTTCTTACAGCTGGGTTTGATAAGAAGGAATTGTCGTTTAATGGGTTTATTGATGAGAGGTATAAGGATATAAAATTTAATGCTGTTGTTAAAAGAAGTGATAGATTTACATTGTTTAATTATGTAACTGGTACTACTGAATTTTATTTTCGTGGTAGTATTGGACGTTCTAATATGAATTTCCAGTTAATAAATAGGACAATGCTAAAAAAGCAGATACATAGGCGTGTGACGGTTGTGAATGATCAAGCTTCAGGATATAAAATTGAAAAATTGAAACAATATCTTGACTTGATATCGGATGAAGCGGAGTCTGTAGTCGTTAATTGGACTAATAGAAAAAAACTATTAGAATTATAATGGGATGATGATTGTTTAATACGAAAAAACGTTAGACAATGTAATAATGAAGTCGGTGATACTAGTGTGGGGAGCTTTAGCTTTTATGCCAAGAATGCAATCTACAAAGATCAAATAAAATAGGATAAACTTATAATTAAATTTAAGATGAAAATACATCATTATACTTCTATTGAAACATTAGAAATGATTCTTAAGAACAAAAGTATAAAGTTTAATCGTTTGGATCAAGTGGATGATAAAGCAGAATATAAATATGACTCAACGGTTTATGATACGAATATAAAATTAGGTAAATATACTTTTGTGAGTTGTTGGACTAAGTCGGAAATGGAAAATATTGATTTATGGAATCGATACGGGAAAGGGAATAAAGGTGTAAGGATAAGTTTGGATGAGGATATGTTTGAAACTTACGATGTGGGAACTGTTAATAGATCATTTTATAATAATAGGGAATATTGTTTTGAAAATTTTGTAGTCAGTTCTTATATTAATAAAGTCGGTCTTGTTGATGTGAAATATGAACAAAATATTGAGCTATATTATAAAGAAGCTATCAAATGCTTTGATCAAGGAGTTGCGTTTAAACATGATAATATTGGTATTTATAAGAAAAGGGAATGGGGATTACAGAATGAAAGCCGTTTCATTATTCATGCACAACCGTTTGAACCGGCTTTAATGAGCAATCATCCTTTGAGCTTTCCGTTGGCTCTTGGTACTGCTTATAGAAATGGAATGGAGCTGAGTAGAACAGCCCTTTATATTCCATTAAAGCAGGAAGTTTTAGAGCATTTAGAAATAACAATGGGACCTGGAACAACTGATGAAGATCGGAAAAAGGTTGAAAAGATATTGAAAGATTGTAATATTAAAGCAGAAATCAAAGATAGTGCATTAAAGGGGGATTTATAATATGACTATTCTGGAAAATGTTAGATTATGCTTGGCTAGGTATAGTAGTTCAGTTTATTGACGAAAACAAGAAAGATGTGAAACATGTTATTGAAAGCCTTGATGATATTTATAACTATGAGGATGAATTCTTTAAGGCGATCGATATGTACGAACATAAGGAATAGGATAAAAGTTCTAGAAGATTAATTAAAGATAATTGCAGCATTAGCAAATGTATTGTTAGTGCTGCAATGTGAATATTGGAGTTTTATTATATATGGTTCAAAGCATATATGACTGTTCGTGTCAGTGGAAAAATCAAAAACACTGTAGGCTTTCACCTTCATGCAAAGGGTGGGGATGTCGATTTCTGTCTACGCCCATTGAAGAGATTCCAGCAACAATCCAGGAGAAAGCAAAGCTCTTTTCCAAAGTGTACCGGGAAGCGAAGCAAAAGGGAGTGCTGGAATGCCCACACTACCGATCAATTTTCATAGATGAGGTGCTGGCCAATTTGCCGAAGGGTGAAGTGTGTTAAATAAATGGTTTATGTTATTGTTTATTGTTTGATTTTCGTATATTTGCAATAAATCTTAATTTGAATGGGAAGTTGGAGTGAACAACAGGAAGTAAAGAAAGAAGTCAAGGAAAAGGACAAGGTAAGACGGGAAAAACTTGCCGGGTTGTTTTTTGATTTAGCAAAACTTTCATTTGCCGGACTTGTTGTAGGTGGAATAGTTTCCATGAAGCCTGATGTAGATATAACTCTTGACATATACAGGGTTATTATAGGTGGAATCTCTACCATCATTTTTATTAGAATAGGAAATACAATTTTAAAATAAAGTGGATTATGGACATGTTAAGTTTAGTATATACAATAAGTGCTGTTGTAGGTGGTGGATTTTTGGTGTGGCTTAACACAAAATCCGGGAAAAAATGGCTCGCAAATCTATAG